ATTGCGAATGAAAAAATTTCCCAAACAATAGAATTAGCGGAGAACATTTTAGAACAGGGAAAGAAAGTAATCATTTTCTGTAATTTTACAGACTCTCTCAATCAGATTGTTGAACACTTTGGAAAATCTGCTGTAAAGGTAGACGGTTCGATGGCAAAACACGACAGACAATATAGTGTTGACCAATTCCAAGAAAATGAAAAAATTAAAGTCTTTGTTGGTAACATCAAAGCCGCGGGTGTTGGTTTAACTTTAACCGCAGCGGAAGCTGTTATAATGAACGACCTATCTTTTTTACCCTCAGACCATTCCCAAGCGGAAGATAGAGCTTACAGGTTTGGACAAAAAAACAACGTACTTGTGTACTACCCAATCTTTGAAAATACAATCGAAGGGGTTATTTATGATATTCTCAACAACAAGAAACAAGTCATTGCCACAGTAATGGGAGACAACCTTGGTGGAGGTGACGTTGCAGAAGAAATATTGAGAAGAATAAATGAACTCCGCCCTTAATTTTTTCTATGGATAAAGTAATCAATCACCGAAATATTGAATTGAAAATTGGTGATAAAATAAAAATCATAACCGATAGAATAGAAAAAAGACTTTTAGCAAACGTATCTTTAGGTGAAATTGTAACCATATCAGGATTCTCTGATGACGGTAAAATCATATATCATAACAACACATTAGCTCTCCCAACAAACAGCGATATCTATGAAAAAATATAGAATTGAAAGAAATTAAAACAATTACGAGTTATTTATATAAAACAAATAACTCCAATACATGAAGAAAATTGAAGAAAAAATTCAACAACTCGAAAAACAAATATTCGAAAACCACATACAAGAAGAAAAGAAGTTGTTGATAAATGAAATGAAAAAAATTGGAATAGAAAAATTACCTTATTCTTATTCAGCCCTCAAATCTTTCATCGATGCAGAAACGATGAACTTTCATTATAACAAACATTACAAGGGATATGTGGATAAATTAAACGCCGCCCTTTCAAAGAAAAAACATGGTGATTTAGACTTAGAAAAGATTGTAAAAAACATAAGTCGTTATGACCAAACAGTGAGAAACAATGCAGGAGGAGCATTCAACCACGCACTTTTTTGGAACATGTTAACCCCAAACCCCAAGAAACTTGATGGGGACCTTTACAAAAAAATCACAAAACAGTATGGTACGTTTAACAATTTCAAAAAGAAATTCGAAACAGTTGCAAAAGACAGATTTGGTTCTGGTTGGGTATGGTTGGTTCTTACATCAAAAAATACCCTTAAGATAATGTCCACACCAAACCAAGATAACCCTTTAATGAACGTTATCGAAGGTGGAGGATTTCCATTACTTGGACTAGACCTTTGGGAACACGCATATTATCTTAAGTACAGAAACAAAAGAGATGAATATATCTCGAACTTTTGGAAAGTAGTTAATTGGGAATTCGTGCAGAGAATGTATGAAATGAAAATAGAAACCAAACTTTTAGAAAGTACAAATTTTCAAAAACTAATTACTGAATCTAAAGACCCCCAATTCTGTGACCCAAAAGAAGTTATTTTTTTCAGAGATTTAATCAACAACAATAGAATTAAAAGAATTTATCAGGACGGTGTAACAGATGTTCTGAAAAAAAGATTTTCTCAATTTTGGGTTGACGGTACAACCCAAGAAATGTCTGGATTTTATGGTGTAGAATCTCCTGAGGGAAGGTCCATTTTAAATAATTTGAACACAAACTTCAACGCCTTTTGTCTATTAGTAAAAGCTGTTAACAAACAAATTGATAATATCGGAAAACCTGAAAAGAAGTTTCAGTTTTGGAAAGAGGAAAAAAGGAACCCGAAAGAAACTGCAAGATTTATTTCTGCTTTAGACCATTTCAAAAATGAAATTTTTACAAAAGAAAATGAAGATTTTATTAATATCATTAAAGTTTTAAAGAAACTTTGGGATAGAGGACAAAAGTCTGAAAATAGTGCTAATAAAAAAATTGAAGACTACTTTGAAGGAAAAGCTAAAATTGAAAAAATTGGCTCTCATGGGGCTAAGATGGATGCCTTCAAAGGTATCGATGTTATAATAAATTTAGATGGTACAGAGTACTCTGCTCAAATCAAACCTTTCTCGAACATAATAGTTAATGGTGACCAAATTGAATTGATGAACACAGGTAATGTGAAACACTATACAGTAGATTGGTTGATATTCATAAATCCTAAAACTAACAAGATACTTATATTCAAGAATGAACCTATTAGTGATAAGGATAAGTACGTTTTCAACATTAATTCCTTATTACACGAAATAGAATAAGTTGAATATTTATTAGATATGGCAGCACTTCCAGAACCAGAAAGAACCAGAATATATACGAGAGTCAAACATTTGTTGGGTGCCCCACTTAGAAGTGTGGAACTTGAAGATGAGATGATGGACTCTCTTATGGAATTATCATTAGGAGACTATGAAGAATATATTCTTCAGTGGTTGATAGATTCTCAGTGGGTTAACTTAGTTAATCTGAATATGAATGAAAAATCTGTGGCTCGTGCTTTGGTAACTAGAACAATGGATTTTGAACAACAATTCTCCTACTCCTATTCTAAAATTGTGGGTCTTCAAACTGTTGGTCCTTGGGTCCTTAAAAAAGACTATTTCATTTTAGAACGTAACAAACAAACTTACGAAATTCCTGCGGGTCGTGAGGTGAATGAACTTTTATGGTTCAGTAATCAACCGTGGACTGCGTTTGGTCTTGGGGGTTTGGGTGGATTTGGATTTGGTGGAATTGGTTTAGGTGCAAATGAAGCGGGTTACGCTCAAATGGGATATCAGGGTTCATATTTTATGATGTCTGGTTTTGACTATTTGATTAGAATGCAAGAAGCCAATATCCTGAACAGAATATTAGGTGGTTCATTAACTTATAGAATCACAGGTTTACCCGACGGAAAAAAATTGATTCACTTGTATAATACACCAGGGGGTAGATTCAACTGGAACCAATATAGTGACTATGAAGGTAGAGCCGTATGGTATTGGTATTATGATGTTGAACCTGATAGTAGAGCCGATTGTTTAAAAAACAATCCTGATATTATTAAATTACCTACAGATGTTCCTATTGAGGAATTAAGTTGGGAGGATTTGAATGTACCTGGACAACAATGGGTTAGAAGATGGTTCACCGCTTATTGTAAAGAGACTTTAGCAAGAGTTCGTGGAAAGTATAGTGGTAATCTTAAAACACCTGATTCTGAAATTACTATGGACTATACAAGCTTATTAACTGAAGCTAAAGATGAAAAGACCAAGTTATTAGAAGAATTGATTGGTGAAAATGGGTGGTTAGCAAGATTGAGACCTGAAAAGGTTATGGAAAGAGAAGCACTTATCGCTGAAAACCTAAATAAACAAATGAAGTTCAGAGCAATGCCTCGTCAAATATACGTAATTTAATATGGCAATAATTAAATCAATACCATCAAGAAAGATTATAGGTGGACAAGTAATTCAAACATCAGAACTATCTGTAGTATCTGAATTAGATTATCGTACAAATGGAGAGTTTTGTATTATTGTAAAAGGAATTTTAGAGTCATTTATAGTATTGGATTCTAAAACCACTGACCATGTTGTAATAAAAGCCTTAACAAAAGTAACAGTAAGACCTGACTTTGGTAGAATAGATGAAGAGTGGGATGAACTTGTGCTAGACAAGTTTGCTTGTGTTGAATTTCAATATGTGAGTGGTAACTGGTATATTCTTTCCTCGGATGGATTAAAACAATCATAAAAAAAAGGAATATGTAAAAAAAACATATTCCTTTTTTATTTAATTCATTTGTTTTTCCCAACCTTCTTCCGCCAAGTTATAGATATAATTTGAATCAACACCTCTCTTTTTCCAATATTCTAATTCAGCATCGGTAATTTGTAGAACGTCCTCTTGTAGTCTGTCTTGGTCCCCTTGTTCAAATGGCATACCGTTTATAAGTTCACATTGTTCTGTTGTGAAGATACCTCTATCCGCTGGGTCATTAACTAAAAGACCATCTCTTACTTCTTGTTTGAAACATACAAGTAGAGGTTCAATTCTTTTATTGAACGTTACTACAGCTCTTGGCACATTGTACTCGCCAGTCATGTTAGGGTCGTTTTCTAATATGTTAGCGTCAAGCATATAACAATTTATCTGAACACCATCACCTTTTTTCTGAACATCACCATGAGATGCTTTAAGCCCATTATTAACATACATGATAACATCACCGAGGTTTACGTTTATTTTAGCTTGAAGAGCTAATTCCATGTGAGCCATTCTAGACATTTGATTACCCGCCTTAGTCTTTTGTGAAAGTCTTTTGACGTAATCATCCATAGTTAATTTTACCTTTGCTCTCTGTGCAATTTTGGAAAGAGCAATTTTTTGGTCAAATATCTTTTGAATATATTCATAATAATATTCAATGAATTCTTTTCCCTTACCATTCAAGAGTAAGTTAACTCCTTTATCTAAAAACTCTTCAATATATAAAGGTAACTTTTTTGATTTGATGGAATTGCCAGTCAATTTTATCTTTCCTTTGGCATCCATAACCGCGTAATTTTTTCTGGCAAGGTTAATACATGAAGGCCAAACACCGTCGGTATCGAGTGCCATCTCACCTCTCATAAAAATATCATTGTATTCTGCAACGTCCGCATCAGGACCACGATACACTTTACCTAGTTTAACTTTCCAATTTAGACCACGTCCAACATATTCGTGAGTATCTGTATCATCAGGACTCGAGAAGTTTACACCGTCCGTATCCATCACAAGAGGAGTGTAACCACGAGACATAAAGAATTTAATCATTTGACGAAGATACTGACGACCCGTACAAGTGATTTGTTCTCCCATATACATGTCCCCCCAAGCAAATACCTGAGGTGCAGACAAGGCTCCGAACATCGAGTTGATAAAAATCTTAATCGGTAATTGTTTGTTTGAATATGATGCAGATTTCTGTGGGTCTGTCTTCTCAAATTCCTCCGCAAGTTGTTTGTATTTGATACGAGTATCACGGAAATACTTAAGCATTCCTTTCATCGCACCCGTCACATCACAATCAGGGAAAACATCGTGTACAAGTTGAATAGAAGGGTATAGAGACGAGAAGTCGAGCTTCAGTACGTTCTTACTATAACCCACCTTAAGTAGTCGAGAAAGACCTCCTACGAAGTCTGTCTTCGATTGTTTTGCGGGGATTGCCAAGTTGTGTTTGTAAGACCAAGCAAGCATAAGCATCTTCCATAGAGTTGCGGTACCCATTGTGGATACTCTCTCATATGTAGTTGGAATCATTGCTGCAAGAAGGAACGAACCTTGATTGAACTCTTTATCAACCGCCAAGGTTTCTTCCAAGTCATCATCAAGATATCTTTCAACCAAGTTATCTCCCGTTGTTTTAATGTAGACACCAGGAAACTTAATATCTAAATCCTGATACTCAGAAGCTTTTTTATACTTTCCGTTTTGAGTATTTAACCAATACTCTTCTTTCTCTCTATATAACTTACCAATATCTGTGTGTTCTATATACACACGGTCAGGTGCCTCCTTATTGATAAACTTTGTAATATACTTAAGACCCGCAGATTTAATGTTTGAGTTAATAGCCTGAGCCCTACGAACCGCGTGAATAATATCAATCACGTTATACCCCCAAATCGAAGTTTGTAAAAATTCCTCAACCTCGTTTGCAAGTTTCAACATACTATCTTTTCTTGTGTAAGAATGTTGGGGGTGCATGGATTTGACCGCCTTTCTCATATCGATTCCATGTCTTTGGGCTCTTTCGAATATCCAATGCCAATCGAAGTTCGCTGAGTTGTAACCACCAATAATTGATGGTTTTAATTGGTCAATCACATTTAAGAACTCAAGTATAGCACCTTTTTCTTGTGACTCATCAAAACACTCAATAACCTTGTGGTATCCTTTATTGGTTTTGATTCCAATCATAAAGATACGACCGTCCTTTGGGTCAAGGGCATCAGTTTCCAAGTCAAACACAAGACGGGTAACTTGGTCATAGTCAGTAAAACCTTTGAATAATCTTTTTTCTTTGGAAACCAAATACTGTTCTACAGGAGGTAGAATCAAAACTTTATCTTTTGTCTTTTCACCCCATGGGTCACAACCACCGTCTCTAAAAAATTGAATAAGTTCACGATAACCTTTTAGAGATTTAACCATATAAGTCAAACCATTTTTAAGGCGTTCATTATCCATAGTCTCCAACTTTTCGATAACAATCCCATATTTGTTCATGGCTTCTTTCTGAGCCATTTTGGAATCATTATAAAAGTTCAGACCTCTCAGGTCACCGACCCAAGCAAACGGAATAAATGTGTCTTTGCGGATTTCTTTTCCCTTACCAGGGATTTCTTTGATTTTGTAGATGGAGTTTGAAACGTAATCGAACTCGATTGCTACTATAAATTCTTCGGGGTCGTTTCCCGTTAGGAACGACTCAATTTCTTCGTGAGTGTACATATTTTTAGACGAGTGGTTTATTGGCTTTCACACTATCGTGAAGTTTACCTTCTCATTCATCTATAAATATAAAAAAAAGTTAGAGTTCGTCAAACTAACAACAAGCAGTTTCAGAAATAAAACTGTCTTGGATATTGATGTAGAGTTCTTCTCTTATTGGTAAAATAAGATTTCCTTCATCATTTTTGATTAGAAACTGTCCCTGATATCTACCAACGGTATCGGTGTCTCTTGAAGTAAATTTGAAATAAATGTAATATTCCGCAGGGGCTCCTGGGTCAAGAATTAAATTAACAATTTCACACGGAGCAGAAACAATCTTGGGTATACCTGTCTCCACTTCAACCATAGTAAAAAATATAGTCGAAATTTCTAATGCATCCATGAATTGGATATATCCCGCTCTACCATCTTTTACTACTTGCATTTTTAATACAGGTAGGGTGGCGTTTTTCTTGATGTAAAATTCCATAACAATAAATATATTGTTATGACTCTTTACGAAGCCCCCTATCGTAATGTTCAAATCTATCGTGTTCGGTTGGAGTCATCAATAAAATTCCTGGATGTAATTCCCCTTTCTTTACAAGTTGATACATATGACTCATCCACGTTTGTTCAAAAGGATGTGCCCACGTAACATCTAAGAACATCTTCTTATTACCAGGTCTTGAAACGATTTGAGGCCAGTTACAATAGTAAACTTCTCCTGTTGCATATGGTACACCTCTGTGGGTTACAATTTTATTATAAAAAGTTTTTGGCGCATTTGGGTCCAATCCCATTTGTGGTAGTCTTGGTTTGTCTGGCCAAAATTCTGTTCTAACACTTTGAGGTACGTTATACCATGACCATTGGGTTCCATTATCTCCGTAGAATTCAGAGTAATTCATCTTAAGAAAATCAAAACTTTCTTTTTGCATTATCTCTAAAGACTTAACAAATAAGTTTTCTACGTAACGATTGAAACCATTTCTACAAATCGAACCTTCATTTGGGTAGAAAAACATATCATCTTCAAAAAACAAATAAAAATCTAAATTTGTTTTGTCGAAGTGTTCTGCAATAAATTGTCTGCCTCCACAAATACCTAAGTTACCCTCTTCAGGTACTATATGTTCAAAACCATATTCTTCACAAATTTGTTGGTATTGACTGTAAGTGGTTTTATCTGTTGAGTTATCCAATAGAAATTTGGTAGTTTTATTCAAATAGTCTTTATCATAAGCAATCATTGAATCAATCAATGTTTTGAACTGATTTGGGCTATTGAATGTTATAACATATAAACCAACTTTACTTGAATCTAAGTTGTACGATGGTTTAACTATGTTTTCATTTTTTACTTGAAGTCTATCTTCTTTCAGGTCTTCGAAAAACTTTCCGAATAATCCGTTACCTTCGATTTCAAAATAATTGATTAGGTCAGAATGTTTGTAACACATTATACTGAAAATAGATTCTTCAGTTCCCATATACCCTTCTGCGAGGGTAGTTTTCATTAAACCGTAGTAGATTGAATTAATGTCTGATATAGTATGTTTAGGACCTCCAAAGAACCCGCCTCTTGCAACTTTATTAACTTTAGCACCAGCCAATTCATTTAGTTTGTTATATTCGAAACCATGTATTTCAACACTTGCATCATATGGGAAACAAACAAATGAAAATTTGGATATGTACTTATCCAATTTATCTAAAACTTTATCGTGGGTAAAATAACCTGGATGGACTGTATTTGTAAGACCACCATCTATCCAAAACATATATTCTGAATTAAACTTATCCATTATTTTTGCATCGTGTAACAGATACACCTTGGACATTACTAATGGATTATAGTTTTCCAATCTGGCTTGTGTTGATTCTTTTAACCAACCAACTTGATTGTACCAATCAGGGTTAGTTCTAATTTTTTGAATCATGTCGAAAAACTCAGAGCTCGTAAACCAAGACAAGTCTCTTAGAATGAATTGTGTGTTCGATATTTGTCTCTTCGAATATACAAATTTTTCAAGTTCACTGTCCCCATAAATTATCATGTTACAGTCAACTTCTAATAGTTTTTCAAATTTATCCAAATAGTGTTGGTACGACCTTGACCAACCTTCGGTAAGGTTTGACCTACCAATATCCCATATCCCTGTTACTAAAGTAATCTTACTCATAAATGTTATTTAGTTCTTCTAATATTCTATAGAAACTTTTATTTTGTTCAAACAATTCAGGTGTTACACCCTGTGGTGCGTTATCAGGACACCACCAAATATCAAAATGTTTTCTTTCGAAAAGTTCGTTATGGTTAACGTGCATCAAACTCATAATCAATTCCTCATGAGGTAAACCTTCATCCTCAGTTAGA